TTACCCCTCTGTGGATGTGAAATTCATGCCTACAGCTACCTTGGGTATCTTGGCTCGTGAGTTTGAACAGCAGCAATTCATTGCCTTGTTACAGACATTAGGCCCAGACACCCCAGTCTTGCCTCTGATCCTTAAAGGTATCTTGGGTAATAGCTCCTTGAGCAACCGAAATGAACTGATTGCAGCTCTGGACAAGATGAGTCAACCTAATCCTGAACAGCAACAACAGGCTCAGATGCAACAACAAGCTGCTATGGCTAAGTTACAAGCTGATCTGGCACTCTTGCAGGCACAGACTCAGAAGACTAGCGCCGAAGCACAACAAACAATGGTGGAAACTCAGCTCATGCCTGAAGAGTTACGTGTAAAGGTGGTACAAGCCGCTGCTACAAACCTCGATCAAGATGCTGACTTCGCTAAACGTATGAAACTGGCTGATTTGATGCTCAAAGAGAAAGACATTGACTCAAACGAGCGTATCGCTGTAGCTCAGATGCAGAATCGTCAGCCTAAATAACCACTAAGAAAGGAGTTTCCCCTTATGGATAAGAAACTTCAACATTATTACGAGGAAACTTTCTCAATGATGTCCACTGAAGGGTGGAAATACTTGATTGAAGACCTCAAAGAGTTAGAAACTAATCTAGACAATGTTCGCACTGTGAAAGACGAACAATCATTAAACTACCGACTAGGACAGTTGGACATTCTAGATTTGATTCTTAACCGCAAGAAGACCTGTGAAGAGATTTTCGAGCAACTTCAGCAGGAGGCACTGTAATGCGCCGAATGTTCGAGTTTGTTTGTGAAGATGGACACATCTCTGAAGCGTTTGTTGATGAAGACTGTAGGGAACTCGCTTGTCGAGCCTGCGGTAAGCACTCAACGAGAATTGTTTCCAGTGTCAGGAGTAACTTGGAGGGCATCACAGGTGCTTTTCCCGGTGCATATGACGCATGGGAACGTAAACGAAGTGATAAGCTGAAACAAGAGAGGAAAGCCTCTTACGCTGTTCCAGAGTAACACTTTACATTAAACGGGTAGGTACGAGAGTACCCACATTTCATAGTCCTATAATCTCAAGAGAGACAGGAGAATAATAGTATGGCATTTATTGACGACGAATCGTTTGATCCAACATTGGACACGATCACAGATGAGCAACCTCAAGAGACTCCGGTACAGGAGCAACCTCAAGAAGTTGTAGAAGTAGAGAATGTAGTTCCTGATAAATACAAAGGTAAAGCCTTTGAAGACATCGTAAAGATGCACCAAGAAGCTGAAAAGATGATTGGGAGGCAAGCACAGGAAGTACACGAAGTACGTTCATTAGCAGATCAACTCTTGAAACGACAACTCGAAAGCGATAAGGCAGTAACTGTTGAAAGTGCGCCCGAAGTAGATTTCTTTGAGAACCCTCAAGACTCTATTAAACGTGCAATTGAGAATAACCCCGCAGTCATTGAAGCTAAACAGGCTAACCTTGAGCTAAAGCGGATGAAGACAGCACAGCAATTAGCATCCAAACATCCTGACTTTGGCACTATCGCCAACGACACTGGATTTCAGGAGTGGGTGAAAGCTAGTCCTATTCGTCTTAACCTTTACGCTAAAGCAGATGCAGAGTTTGACTTTGGTTCAGCGGATGAACTCTTGAGCACCTATAAAGAACTTAAGCAAGTTCGCAACAACAACGTACAAGAAGCTGGTAAGAAACAACAGGCACAAGCTCTTCGAGCCGCAGGTGTGGATACAAGTGGTTCTGGCGAAGTTGCAAAGAAAGTATATCGTCGTGCGGATTTAATCCGTCTTAAGATGACAGACCCAGATCGTTATGAGTTGCTACAACCTGAAATCATGGCAGCTTATCAACAGGGTCGAGTCAAGTAATTTTTAATTGAAATCATAGGAGTATTCAAATGGCTTTAGGTACAAACAACGTCACAGTCACCACAGCAGCAACCTTCATCCCTGAAGTTTGGTCTGATGAGATCGTGGCAGCATACAAGAAATCGCTCGTTATGGCCAATCTGGTCAAGAAGATGAGCTTCAAGGGCAAGAAAGGTGACACCGTTCACATTCCTTCGCCTACCCGTGGTACAGCTTCCGCTAAAGCTGCTGGCGCTCAAGTTACCTTGATCGCTGCAACTGAAGGCGACGTGTCCATCTCTATCGACAAACACTTCGAGTACAGCCGCTTGATCGAAGACATCGTTGAAGCCCAAGCTCTGTCGAGCCTGCGTAGCTTCTACACCGATGACGCAGGTCACGCTCTGGGCAAGCAAGTGGACACCACTTTGATCCAACTGGCTCGTGCAGCTCGTGGTGGTTCGTCCGCTAACGCTCAGTACTCGGGTGGCATCATCGGTTCTACCGGCGCTGCTTACACTTACGGTACTTCCAACGCCGCCAACATCGCTGATGCTGGTATCCGTGCAGCTATCCAGTTGCTGGACGATCAAGACGTGCCTATGGACGGTCGTTCGCTGGTGGTTCCCCCTGTTGCTCGTAACAGCATGTTGGGCATCAACCGCTTCACCGAGCAAGCCTTCAAAGGCAACGGTACTACCCTGCAAAACGGTGAGTTCGGCGACATCTATGGCGTTAAAGTGTATGTGTCTACCAACTGCGATACCGCTGCTGGCAACACCGCTACTGACCGCGCTGCTCTGATGTTCCACCGCGATTGGGCTGTGTTGGTTGAGCAGATCGGCGTTCGCGCTCAGACTCAGTACAAACAAGAATACCTCGGTAACTTGTTCACTGCTGACACCCTGTACGGCGTGGGCGAATTGCGTGACTACGGTTGCGTTCCAATCATCATTGACGCTTCTGCGGCTTAATGGTTGACTAAGGAGGGCCCTTCGGGGCTCTCTTTTCTTTACTACTTATTATCCATGAGTAATAAATAAAGGAGATACACAGATGGTAAGCTTTCAAATGAAGCATAGCACTAGACCGCAGACTATTGCCACAGTGCGTAGTGAGGTAGACATCAAGAGCTTTAGGGAAAACCCTGAGTGGTATGAGATCATCCCTATCGAAGAACAGAAACCAACAGTTAAAGTCGTTAATAAACAAGTTAAGAAGACTAAGGAAAACGTATGACTATCTTTCGCGGACCGGGAGGAACAGGCAGTGCTAGTTCTGATTCGGATACTACCGAATTCCAAGAGTTCTTGGTTCAGTCCCAAGCTGCTCGTGATGCTGCTCAGGCTGCCCAAGCCGCTGCTGAGGCCGCTGAAGCTGACGCTGAAGCCGCTGCTGGTAACGTAGATGCAGGTGTAGCTGCTTCCGCTGCTTCTGCCACTGCTGCTGCTGGTTCTGCCTCCTCTGCTGCAACGTCAGCCACTAATGCTTCTTCGTCTGCCTCTAGCGCCTCTACTTCGGCCTCTAACGCAGCCTCTAGCGCCTCTTCTGCGTCCACCTCAGCTTCTTCAGCGTCTACGTCTGCGACTAATGCGGGAAACTCCGCTACAGCGGCTGCTTCTTCGGCTTCCTCCGCAGCAGCTTCAGAAACAAGTTCCTTGATCGCTGTCACTCATTTCGGTACTTTGCCTCCATCCTCGCCTATTGTAGGAAAGCGGTGGGTTAATACCGATGATGGGCGTGAGTATATTTATCTCAATGATGGAGATAGTAGTCAATGGGTTGAGCTAAGTGGGCCTACAAGTACATTTGCTGACTCAGATAATGTTCGTTTTCAACAGGAAGGACAAATCCCCACAACTGTGCAACAAGTGTTAAGACAGTTTAGTCCTTTGGGGAGCAATTCTACAGGGGTGTGGTATCGCACAGGAACAAACTACGAAAGCGCAGGTACTGTTGCTAAAACAGAAAGTCGTCCTTTCCTTCACGATTTTAGACCTACAGTTGCAAACGGGAGCGACTTCAATACAGATGGTGCGAACCTTTTTGTAGGTTTTGGTGCTGGAAACTTCACAATGAAGGCAGTACCTTTAGCTTCTTTACCTGCGGGGAAGGATTATAATCTTCAGTGTTCCCATAATGTTGGCTTTGGGGTACAGGCACTAAGTGCTATTACTATTGGCTATAAAAATACAGGCATTGGAACCAACGCATGGAGAAAATTAACGGAAGGACATGGTAATACTGCACTAGGACGCGATTCAGGGCATGAGCTTACAGTGGGAGATGAAAATACAACACTAGGTTTTGCATCAGGGTTTGGTTTAATATCAGGAAACTACAATCTTTCAGGAGGAGCTTCTGCTCTCTACAATAACTCCACAGGAAGCGGCAACACAGCACTTGGAAGAAGAGCATCGTTTGATTTTTTAAGCGGTAATTATAACACAACCCTTGGTGAACTTTCTGGCACTGGTCAAGCTACTGGGAGCTACAATACGTTTATCGGAAAGCAGGTAGTAAACAACGGCATTACCACAGGCTCAAACAATACTGTTATAGGATCCCGTGTAGAAGGCTTAGAAAATGTAAGCGGACAGGTCGTGCTTGCTTCTGGTGACGGCACGAAAGTGTTGGAAGTAAACCCACTAGGTACTGAAAAGTCCCGGCTTGATCTTGTTAGTAAAGATGTAACTGCTATAAACCTCGCGGCAACGGATGGACAGGCAGATAAAGGATCAACACTACTTTTACGCAGTGCAGCAAACGTAGGTAATGCAATTACGCAAATTGCTTTTCAATCAAGGACGGGCCAGCCTTGGTCACGTATTGTAAGTTGGGGAGGTGTGACTCCCAATATGTCAATCGTAACTAACAACGTAGAAGTCGCAAGGTGGAACAGTGCAGGAGACTTTCAGCAAAAGTTAAACAGCTCTGCTGCGGCTTTGGGTGTGAACTCCACCATGACTTTTCAACTTACGAGCAATACCTCTTTAGTCATCAGGGTGCGAGGCACAGATGGAATAACGCGAAGCGCAACACTAGCTCTTTCTTGAGGAATAGTCTACTACTAACTTTATGGAGAAAATATGAATTTTCCTTCCTCACCTGCTCTTAATCAAGAGTATTCATTTGGTACTAAAAGTTGGCGCTGGAATGGGACTGCATGGCAGATCATTTCCGTGTCCACTACAGAGGCTGTATCTGCTGCCTCTAGCGCCTCTGCTGCCTCTACCAGTGCCACTAATGCAGCCAGTTCCGCTACAGCAGCGTCCTCTAGCGCCACAAGCGCAGCAGCCTCTGCCTCTGAAGCAGCCGCTACACTCGCTTCCACTGTTAAGCTGACAGGCGATCAGACCATCGCAGGGGTTAAAACTTTTAGCTCTACAATCAGTGGATCTGTTAGCGGCAACGCAGGCACGGTAACTAACGGAGTAGTCACTACAGGAAGCTACGGTAACCCTGCTTGGATTACCTCACTGGATGACAGTAAGGTTCTCCCTACCATGGCAGGTAACTCAGGTAAGTACTTAACCACCAATGGGGCTGACAGCTCATGGGCTGCTGTTGACGCACTGCCAGATCAGACGGGCAATGCAGGTGAGTATCTCACAACTAACGGAACTACAGCTTCGTGGACAGCTCTGAATACAGATGCTAACACAACCACCAAAGGTCTGTATGAGAACAACAGTGTCGTCTCAGCTAACTATACCGTCACCACAGGCAATAATGCTATGAGTGCAGGGCCTATTACAGTTAACAGTGGTGTTACCGTTACCGTGCCATCGGGCTCTAGTTGGGTTGTTGTTTAAAAGGAATAATAGTTATGTCAACAATTAAATGCACAACATTACAGAATTTATCTGGTGTTGAAGTATATACAGCAAAGGCTTGGGTGAACTTTAACGGTACGGGTACTGTGGCAATTCGTGCAAGTGGCAATGTTTCGAGTATTACGGATAATGGCACAGGTGACTACACGGTGAACTTCAGCACTGAAATGCCAGACGCAAATTACGCGCTAAACGGAACAACTGTTCATCAGGATAACTTTTACGCCAACGCGACAGTAGTAACCATGAGGGACTCGTACACACCTTTGACGACTTCAGTTCGTATCTCTGTAAATAGCAGCAACTTCAACGCGGGCACCTATACGGATAGGGCTTATGTTTTTGCCACCATTTTCCGCTGAAAGAACACCATGAGCACAATTAAAACAGATACGCTACAGAACGTAGCAGGTACACTCAGTGTTCCGGTCAGTACAGTGGTTAGTGGCAGCGCCAAGGCTTGGGTGAACTTTAATGGTACTGGAACGGTTGCCATCCGTGCGGCGTTTAATGTTAGTTCTATTACGGATAATGGCACAGGTGGCTACACGGTGAACTTCAGCACTGCAATGCCAGACGCAAATTATGTGGTTGTAGTTGGAGGAAGAGGAGCTGGTGGCGCGTCTTTTTGTACACATAACAAAGAATTTACTTCACCAACCGTTTCAACAGTCGCCGTTGCTTGCGTTAATTCCGGGGGCGGAGGTGTTGATTCCGCTAACGTAGATGTCACTATCTTCCGCTAATCAATATTAACTTTTAAAGGAAACTTAAAAATGCAAAAACGAATCATTTACCCAACTGATGATGGTGGTGTAGCTATTATCGTACCATCCGCTGATTGCGGATTAACTATTGAAGAGATTGCACGTAAAGATGTACCCTTCGGTAAACCATACCAAGTTGTACTAGCTTCAGATATTCCTGAAGATCGTACCTTCCGTAACGCTTGGACATTGGAGTAAACTATGCCTATCATTGTAAACATGCAAAAAGCTGTAGAGATCAAGAAAGATATGATCCGTGCAGAACGTCAGCCTTTGTTAGCTGCTCTCGATATTGACATGATGCGAGCTATTGAGGCTGGTGATACCGCGAAACAAGCGGAGATTTCAGCTAAGAAGCAAGCACTGCGTGATGCCACTACTGACCCTGTAGTCTTAAATGCAGTTACACCTGATTGAAAGCTGCTGTCCCTGCTGCTCTGGTTGGAGCTTAATCATGGCGATGACCATCAATGGTACGAATGGTGTTACTTTCAATGATGGTACATCAATGGCAACAGGCCAGCAAGCATGTAAGGCTTGGGTGAACTTTAACGGTACTGGAACGGTTGCTATTCGCGCCAGCTACAACGTGTCGAGTATTACGGATAACGGGAACGGCGACTTCACAGTTAATTTTTCCACCGCGATGCCAGATGCGAATTACAGCGCAGTCGCTGACACTAACGGCAACGGAAGTTTGAACAGTTCTTGGATGGCGCACGCCATGTTTTCTTCCGCGCACAGCACAACGGTCGCACCGACTACCTCGGGTTTTAGATTCTGCACGTTCCATCCAGTGAACCTTGTAAACCAAGATACAACTTTTAACCTTGTCTCAGTCTTCCGCTGAAAGAACACCATGAACAAACGCATTATTTACCCCACTGACGAGGCAACTAGTCAATGACACGCCCTGTATCCGTAGGTATTAACCTAACAGCAGCGACATCAACCACAATCTACACAGTTCCTCTTGGCTACTTCGCTAAGTGGTCACTGATGTACCTGTTCAACAACTCCGGTTCTACCAAGAGCATTTCTGCATACTGGAGAGACTCCAGCGCATCTGCTGACATTCACGTACACAACGGTACGATTGCCGCAGGTGGCTATGTACGCATGGATGGAGGAGCTTATGTGGTAATGGAGGAGGGAGACACTGTTGTCATGACGAGTGAAGCAGGTAGCTCTTTCAGTACCATCTGTACCTTTGAATTATATAAGAAAGAAGGAATCTAATCTATGGCCTTGCCAACATACCTTGAACTGGTCAATGACATCTTGATTCGTATGCGCGAACCTGAAGTCAGTACAGTCAATGAGAATACTTTATCTAAGCTTGTGGGTAAGTTGGTTAATGATGCCAAACGACAAGTAGAAGATGCCTACGCATGGAACTCTTTAACAGATACCTTGATGATTGAGACACTAGCTAATACATACGGCTATGTACTCAATGGGTCAGGGACTCGCTTTAAAGTCATTGATGCTCAGGACATTACCAACAAGAGCCAGATCAACGCATTGACTACCAAGATGATGTCTCAGTACTTACTGAACAATATGAATCCCGGTAATCCAATGTACTATAACTTTAACGGTGTACACACTACAGGCGACACCAAGGTAGACTTCTACCCTGTCCCTAACGCCGGTTTGACTCTGTACTTTAACTTGTACATCCCTCAAGCAGAACTTACAGGTGATGCCGATACACTGCTTGCTCCTAAAGAGCCTGTGGTGTTAGGAGCCTTTGCCCGTGCTTTGGTTGAGCGTGGTGAAGATGGTGGCTTGAACAGTACTGAAGCCTTTGGCTTGTATAAGTCCTCCTTAGCTGACGCTATCGCTATTGAGAGTTCACGGTATGTTGAGGAAGAGACTTGGGAGGCTGTGTAACTTATGGCACAACCTATTCAAACCTTCAGCATTACAGCTCCGGGCTTCTATGGATTGAATACACAGGATAGCTCGTTAGACTTAGCCTCAGGCTTTGCCCTGACCGCTGTCAACTGTGTCATTGACCAGTATGGCCGTGTAGGTGCTCGTAAAGGGTGGGTAACTAAGAACACTACCAACACTGACTTAGGCTCTGCTAACGTAGAAGCTATGGGTCAGTTGGTTATAGATAATGGTTCTGAGTACACCGTTGCAGCAGGCAACAACAAAGTATTTAAGCTGGTAGGTAATACACTGACTATGCTTACCTACGGTGGTGGAGGTACTGCTCCGACAATCACAGCTAACAACTGGCAGATCGCTGCCTTGAACGAATGCTTATATCTGTTCCAAGTAGGCCATGATCCTCTGGTGTTCGACCCTGCTGTAAGTACTACTACGTATCGCCGAGTGTCTGAGAAGACTGGCTACACAGGAACTGTTCCTTCAGGTAACATTGTTCTGTCTGCCTATGGTCGTCTGTGGGTAGCGGATACAACCACTGAGAAGACAGTGATTTACTGGTCTGACATCCTTTCTGGACATAAGTGGGCTAACGGCTCTACAGGTTCTATTGATGTATCTTCTGTGTGGCCTAACGGTGCAGATAACATCACAGGCTTGGCTTCGCATAACGGCTTCTTGTTCATCTTCGGTAAGAATAATATCTTGGTGTACTCAGGTGCTCAGGATGTACTCTCAGCAGGTGTGTTCAAGATCTCTGATTCCTTGACAGGTATTGGCTGCATCGCTAGAGACACCATCCAGAACACAGGCTCAGATGTTATCTTCTTGTCCGACACTGGCGTGCGTAGCGTACTGCGTACCATCCAAGAGAAGTCAGCACCTTTCCGTGACTTGTCTAAGAACGTACGTAATGACTTGATGAGTGCTGTCGCAGGTGAAGTAGCTTCTACACTGAAGTCCGTCTACAGTCCCTTTGAGTCCTTCTACCTGCTGTCTTTACCTAGCCTGAAGGTTGTGTACTGCTTTGACACGAAAGCTACATTACAGGATGGCTCTAACAGGGTAACAGTATGGGATAGCATCGAGCCTAAGAGCTTCTGCTACCTTCGTGATAAGAGTCTCTTGATTGGCAAAGCAGGCTACATTGGTCAGTATTCAGGGTATCAGGACAACGGTAATATCTATCGCTTCCAATACTTTACTAACCATACTGATTTAGGCGCTCCTTCGGTAAGCTCTGTCTTGAAGAAACTCTCAGTGGTTGTGATTGGTGGTTCTAACCAGTATGTCACAATTAAGTGGGGATATGACTTTAAAGAGAACTATTTCTCACAAAACACTAAAATTCCTACTCAAGGGGTTGCAGAATTTGGTATTTCAGAGTATAATAT